GTTCACCTAGATAATTTTTAACTCCACCTTGCATACTCATTATTCCACCATTAGATTTTTGAATTCTACTTCCATAAGTATCAGTCCAGTCTCTTGCGATCTCTGGTTCGTTAGCCCACAGGTATCTTCTTTGTGCTTCTGATTTAAACGGCATTATCGTCTTCCTCCTGCATGTACATCTAACCTAAAAGTACCTAATTTCCAATTAGAATCTACAGCTGTATTTGATATCTTAACTGCAACAGCTCTACCTCTTGCTCTACAAGATTGATATTTTGTAGCAGATGTAATTGTAAATGGTCCTAATGATGAACTAGCGGCTGTATCGTTAGGGAAATTTCTTAGGTCTAATTCAACAATAGTGTTGCCTGCTTGAGTTAAAAAGTCTGGTAAAAATCTACTGACCCTCATCATATATTCTCCATCTCCTCTAAAAGTAATTCCTTCTCTTTGATCCTGTGTGATATCAAAATCTCCAGATAAAATATTTGCTGGTATAGCGGATGTAGTTCCAATCTTAACTTGGTTAACTCCTGTTTCATGTTCATAATAATATGTAACACCCTCAGTATTACCTTTTACATCAAAAGACGAATCAGTATCAGCATCATATTGAGTTGCATGTGGTAAACCAAATATAGCTGAGTCAATCCATGTAGTTCTAGGGAATAAAGAACTAGCGTTCGTATACCAAATAGGTCTATTAATTGTTGAATCTAGATAACTATATATAACACATCTATTGTTTACATTTGAATCAGCTGTAGGATAGAACCACATTACTTCACCAAACAAGTTATTTAGTCCACAATAAATCATTTGATTAGAAGTTTTATTAAGATCATCATAAACATAGTCTTCAACTAAACAATCCATTGATTCTAGTTTACCAGTAAATCTAAAGAAACCATTTTCTGACATCCAGTAAGCAGCACCATCAACTTCAACGGCTGCATTTTTTCCAATTAAACCACAGTTGGTTCCTACTTGCTCAAAGGCAAAAGTAAAAGGTTGACCTACAAAACGCATGGTGAATAATGAGGTATCCGACCAAACATAAATTGTATTTCTACCTAACTTAGCTCCCATGATCCGTGATCCGGAAGCCAGTCTTTGTGTGCCAGCTGTATTGGTTGCTGTAGGTGTCCAAGTGGTTAATGACTCTTGCGAAGAGAATCTTATAAACATATCGTCCTGTGTATCAGTATCACCAACAGTTGTTTCTGTTCCAAATAAAACTAAGTGACGATCGGGTGTTGATACAATCATATCTCTAGATGCAGTAGGTGCACCGGATATAATAGTAGCTCTTATATCTACGGCATTAGATAAATCTGCATTCCATTCAAACACAGATCCATTACAAATTAAAGCAACTAAAGTGCTTCCTAAATTATCTAAAGACCATAATCCTGGTTCTGCAACTTTGTCCGTGGACGCCGCTGCTTGACCCCATGCTGCATAGTCACTGAAGTTTGTAACAGTTGCGCCATCTGAATGAGCAGCTCTTGTCGTTCCTCTAACTGCTCTTGTAATTCCTGTTAAAGTTGTGCTTCCTGAAACTCCTGTATAAGAAATTTCTTCTGTGCCAACTTGAATATAATTTGTTCCTGTTGTTGGAAACCCTGTGACAGAATCTAAAACAATACTAGTTCCTGATCCTCCAGTTCCATAAACATTGTCACCTAAAGCTCCATCTAAAGTATTAGTTTGAGGATTAGTTACTGTACCACCAAACTGAGATATACCCCATCCATAAACTCCAACCTGTTCAGCTGCACCTACGTGGTAATATTTATAATAAGTTATTCCTCCTGATTCGCTTGCGCCCGATCCTGATTCTGTAGATTCTGCTTCAATTGTAAGTGTAGAGGTAGTGGGTACAGAAGTAACCATAAATTTTTTATCACAAAAATCAGATGCTCCAAAATTTGAATTAGTAATAGAACTAAATGTAGAAGAATCTCCAAATAAAATAATGTCTCCGGTTACAAAGTTGTGTGCTGATGGAAAAGTTAAAGTAACGGTTGCATCACCATTAGTAGTACTGAATGCATTTGTAATTGCTGTGCCTGATGGATTAACTAAAGGATGGATATCATAATAAACTCCTCCAGAATAAACATATAAAATTCTATTAGTGCCTAAGATAGAGTATTTAATACCATCTTTATTAACCATTTGATGAATGGCACGTGTTGGACCAGTTAATTTTTTATCTCCAAGGGAAGACCATCCACCTACTTTTTCAGGTGTACCATATCTAAAACGAACGTTTTCTCCCCCCGTCCACATAGCTTCGGCTCCTGTAGGGGTAAGTTGTTTATTGAAACCTGGTAAAAATCCTATCTTTTGTAGCATAATAACACACTATATCGAGTTTTTTAATTATTAAAAGTAGTATATTTCAATCTAAAATTAATATCAATGGATATCTAGTTTGCAGAAAGCTACATTTCCTAGTTTTCTTAGATGCCCCTCTATGTAATAGACAATATTTTTTTTGTTATTTAAAGAAAACATTATAATCCACTCTAACAATTTGGGTGATAATTCTCGCCCAGCATTTTTAAATACATAATAATCATGTCCTTCTTTAGATTCTTTTACAATTATAACCTTAGATAATTCTGGTTTTAACCATTCAGGGAAGAGGTGTGGGTCTTGTAACCAACCACATTTAAAAAGTTTACAGGGGTCGTGAGGACGATCTTTATATATACTACAACATCCTTTAAGAGTTTGTTTCATAAAATGACAAGGTCTTCCTGGAAAAAAGTGATGTCCATGTGCATCCCCATGCACCCATCCCTCACAACACGCAGAGCACGAAGAACACTTTCTATTACTTTTAAACACTTATTATTTTATCATTTTATTTTTTAACATTCCAATAAATCTTCTGCCATCATAAATAATTTTTTCTTTGCTATAATTATAATGTAAAAAAACTTGACCACATAAAGAGCCTTTAAATTTTTCTCTCCAATGAATTAATTTATCTCCTTTATATACAATACCATCTCCTGGTTTTAGATTTACTTTGACCTCTTTTCTCTTTATTAGAAAATAAATTGGATAAGGATCTCCGCCTAAATTTAAGGTAACAGATAACTTACAGTTAGGTCTATCTTTATGTTTTTTTAAACTTGCTCCTGTTCCATATATTCTTGCATAAGAATTTTGAGGTAATAATTTTTGTTTTGTTATTTTTTCTAACTTATCTTTAAAACGAACCATTAAAGTGTCGAATAGTAAATCACCATAAGTACAATATGAAATGGGGACTTGATGATCTCCTATCCAACCAAAAAAATCATTTTTAGGTTCTATTAACTTTTCTTCTAATAAAACTTTTCTTAAAGTATATTTATTAGATAGATAATCATATAATAAAGATGCTTGGTTTTCATCTATTAAATTTCTAATGACTTGATAATTATTTTTACTAAACATATTCATTTTATAGTAAAATTTGCTGCTATGGATATTCTTTCACACTTACTTTTAAAAGGTGTAACATAATGAAAAAGATCGTGTGGGAAAATAAATAAATAACCCTCTTCTGGAAAAAATGTATAATTATTTAATGAAAATCTTTTTGATTCTCCATGCATAAAACTTATAGAACCTGGCCCACCATCTTTAATAGTTCCTACATATTTTGAATGTTCTTTTTTTAAAATTTTAGGCACCTGAATATATAGAACACTTGATAATTGACAATTGGAATGGCAATGAGGAGGATTGTATTCTCCATTTTTCATATAATTTACCCAAGAGCTTTCTATTTTTATTTGTGAAATATTTCTTTTATACCACCATTGATATTTTTCTGCGTATTTATTTAAATATGGTTCTAATATTTTAACATATTTATTTTTATCTATGAAAAATTCATCACTAATACTTGCAGCAAGAATTGATCTTGCATCTTTTGTTTTGTCTTTTTTACATAGTTTTTTAACTTTGGTTAAATCTCTTTTTTCCAAGTGAACAGAAAAAACTAAAGGTCCCCATAAACAATATTTAAAATTCATTTTAATTCCAATAAAGATTCGTTTATACCGATGTTATCTTTTATGAAAACATTAAAAGATAAACATATTCTTTCAAAGTTTTTAACTTTCATTCTTTCAGTGCCGTGATAAACATCTGATGGAAATAATAATAACACTCCATCTTTTAAATTAAATAAACATTTATTTACATTTATAAAATTATCTTTTCTAAAAGATAAAGAAAACATATTAACTAAATTATTTTTATTATGAAAGAATATATCTCCACAATCTTTTTTAGTTTGTAAATAATAAATCCCTGAAAAAACACTGTTAGTATGTTTATGAGTTTGTGCAAAATCACCTTCTGTATGTTTCATAGCCCAAGAAACAGTGATTTTAAATTTAGTTTTTATTCCTAAATGTTCATAGGTATAATTATGTAAATGTTTTATAATTTGTTTTTTAAGAGTTTTTAATTGTTTTGTTTCTAATAAATTAAACTTATCTGACATCCAACCATTGTTAGCATAAACTCTATTATATTTTATTTTTTTAATAAAATTTAGCCATTTTGTATTTAAAGGTATTTCACTTTTATAAATTGGAACTGGCCAAAGAGTAAATAATTTAGAATTTAACATTTAGTGATTTGCATTTCTTTATTATATCTTTAGTCAAATAATCACTTATCTTATATTTATCCTTAGAGATATTTTTAACTCTAATATTATGAAGAGTAAAATGATAAACGCTATCATCATAACTTACATCATTTATAGACAACTGATTTATTTTTTTAATTTTAAATTTTTCAAAAGGTATATTTATATGTTTATGTATTTTCTCTATCTGTTTAACAGGGTTTGAAACTAAATCATTGTATTTGATAACCAAACATTTTTTCTTAGAACTAATTAAATTATTTATTGATAATAAACTTTTTCCTATTAAACCATCGTGGTTTAGCATTTTTGCACAAAAAGAATCTAAATCATATGGTTTCATGGCTTTAACTAATGATGCTAAACATTCTTCCACTGGTCTATATAAAATTATAAATTTAGGTTTTTTATAAATTTCTTTTAATAAAATTAAATTAGCTTCTGTTCCCCACGGAGCTCTATCTATAATATAATTATTTTTCCAATGACTATAATAATTATTAAAAATATTTTGATAAATATTATTAAATGATTTTTCATCTGGGAAATTATTATAAATTTCTGAATGCTTAATATGATATAAACTTAATAATACATCAGGCAATAATGAATTAGGTGTTAAAGATATTTTTGTATAATCATTTAATAATGATGCTAGTAAAGTATTACCTGCTCTTGGTAGACTTGATAAAAAATAAAAATTTTTATTCATTTAAACCTTTCTCCTAAATACCAAAGAACTAAAGAATACCTAGTTCCTTTTTTTATTTTTGTAACGCAATGTTTAACAAATGATGGAAAAATTACAATAGAGCCTCTTGGTTTTATTTGTTTAAGATTTTCTTCTTTTAATTTTTTAGGATCTTTACTAGGGAATAACATTTTAAAATCACCACCAGTATAATCTTTTGGATTCGATAAATTTATACTTACAGATAATTTTCTTATTTTACCAAAAGTTCTTTTTTCAGTTGGATCATTAAAAGGCTCTTCCATTTGATCAGGATGCCAATCAAAAAAAGCACCTTTTTTGTATTTAGCTAATTGTATTTTTTCAACACCATTAATATTAAAATTCCAACCTGATTTTATGTTTGCTTCTTGCACATAAGGGGTAATTAGATCATACAAAGGTTTTAAATCTAACCAAGTTATGTCTGTTTTTCTAAATTTTAAATCTTTTCTAGTTTTATTAATGTTTCCATTATTATATATTGAAGCCTTTTTAAAAGATTTTTTCTTAGAAAATTGTATAATATTATCACAATCTTTACTAGATAGTGCCGATGAAAACCAAAAATATTGTGTTCTTAAAATCAAATTGTGTCTTTCTTATTGTAAAAATTTAAATATCTTCACTCCATGTTAATGTTTCAGAATTCCAATTATAAAATTGTTCACTTTCAAATGTTTCTTTACCTCTCCATCTTTGATTTTCTTCATCCCAAAAACATACTATAAGAGTTATATCTCCAACATCCATAGTATTAGGATCTGTTACAGGTGCTTGCCAATCAAAGTTTTCATCTAATGACCAACTTTCATATGGTTGAGCTTCAATAAATATATCATTAGTGCTATCATAAGTATATCCAATACCTGCTGCTTGTTTTCTAAAAGCATTACCAAAAGATGATTGTTTCCATGTTCCACCAAATAGATTTTGACAATAAGTTTCTCCGTCAACGTGCATATCATTTTCACCTAGTGGACCGTTAGCAGTTGACACATCATTACCAATTTTAACTACTTGTGTCACTACATTGTTTTCGTCTAATTTTGCAAAAGTTGCCATTATGCGTCCGCCACCACTAAAGTTCCTGAAACCGTAAAAGTTGCAATTTTTTCTCCTGTAGGTCCATCTGTTGTTAATGTATTTGTTCCAGGTGAAACTGTTAAATTAGCATCTCCTGGAGCTCTAATAATTATAATTCCAGCATCTCCATTACCAGCTGATGCCTGGCCACCACCACCTCTGTTTGTCCCAGAACCTTCACCATGTGAAGTATCGGGTGCAGGTTGAGTTCCTCCTCCACCACCAGCATAATAAGTGGCTGTTCCACTAATAGAAGATTGATGTCCATCTCCGCCAGCATATACTGAAGTTGCAGGTGTAGATTGTGAAGCTCCTCCACCGCCTCCTCTTGGTGTGCCTCCTCCTGGGAAACCTTCTGCTGGAGTATATCCACCAATGTTACCTGCAGCTACAGTTGATGTTCCGTCTGACCAACCACCTCCTCCAGATCCACCTGGTGAGGCAGGAGAAATACCAGAATAATTACTCATTCCTACACCTCCACCAGAAGCTGCGAATGTATCTATACTTGGTCCTGCTATTGAACTATTTGATCCATTACTTCCAGGTTTTCCACCTGTGCCTCCACCTCCAATAGTGATTGTATATGTATCGTTTCCTAGTCTTAAAGGATCACCAGCGATAGGAGTATCGAAAGAAACTCTCATTCCGCCTGCGCCTCCTCCTCCGGCATAAGCTAGTC